TGCTTGACCACGCTAATTAAAATTGTGACCCCTTGAAAACCTCAGCTACGCCGAGGAAAAATTCCGGTATATCACAATAGATACGGCGTAGCCAATTAAGACTCAACTCAGAGTCCACCCGTGCGGCCACAGCACGGTGCAGTTTTATAGTTACTGTAAAACTAATGATAACCTCATCACTGGGGTGTTTAACGTCAACCATGACGGTGCCGAATTATGGCGGATTCGGCTGAGGTGGATTATCCTGATAATAAATCCTAGGCATGCCCGACCAAAAATACACTTGAAAATCTTCACCCGCAGCAACATGCATGTCAATCTGTTGCTCAATAGAAGTGTGTCCCTCAAAGGAAACACGATACAAGTTTTGGTATGAACCAGCCTGTATAACCGGGTTGTTGGAATTAGTCATTCTAGCCAACTTACCTGGCACGAACCTGTATTGGGTTTGATATGGAACTTCAAACTCAACATTCGGATTAATCAAATCAGTGGCGTACACAGTACCACGGGTTCCCGTTGGAACCCGTTCACTGAAACCAGGAATAATCGATTGTGAAACCAACCAAGCAGGATCAGTCACCATTGGTAACTCTTGGTTGAAATATGCAGGGTTCGTTGAGGTAAGCGGATCCAATCTCTCAACGTACACACGAGATCCAATATCATCACAGCAATTGGGTTCTGGACCACCACAACCCGCACTCTTGGTGTACAAATACTTATATCGTATTGATCCGCGATAACCAGAAAAACACATAGTTATCCAATGCAACAGCACAGTATTGCAAAAATTGTACCCACCAGTATCTCCACCTTCAATAAAATCTGTGGAAGCTCCCTGACGAAGAAAAGGATAAGCCAATCTCTGGCGAACAATGCGCCAAAAATCTTGATTGCCATCAATAGAATTCCGTTCACGTCTCCAAAGGTTGTACCTTTTAAGCAAGGGACGGAATGACACAATGGATTCACCAGCAAACACCATGTTCAATTCAGACGAATACTGAAGATCAGCGCCCATATGGTCGGATTCAGCTTGTTGAGGAGCAGATGGTTCAGAAGTATTCTGAGATTCTGGGATGACTTCAGTTCCTGATTGCGGTTGAAAAAACACAAAACGTTGAAAATTGTCCTCCGGAACGAAAACCTCAAAGTCATCGCCAGCAGAAACAAATACGTTAATCGATATATCATTGTCAATAGTACTATTAGGAATAGTAAGTTCATTCAGCACACGTACAGAAATAACACCGTTGCACAAACCATTCAATGTGGTAGCATAATCGGTAGTTGAATATCCTTCAGTGACGGAATCTAAACCTGGGTCCAAATGTCTCAACAATGAAAAAGGTTGAGAATTCGTTATCTCAATAGTGAAATCCTGTGTTTCAGCAATATCAATAATTTCAATGTAGTTGATATTGTACTCATTAACTGTGGTACCATCCACAAAACCAGGATCAAATCTAATCTCCAAACGTCCTTTGTGAAATGTGGAACACACGACTTGAAATCGAAATTTCATGGATCCATTCCAATACCTGAAAGGTAACGCCGCAATTGCGCAAGGGGGCAAAACAATAGCCCCATTAGCGTCTTCTTGCCACAAACATGGATTGACCCTCGCATTCCACAACAACGTAGTAGGTCCATCTCCAACTGGCCAGGCAAACTGTGTCAAATAAGCTTCCCTTTTTGCTATGTCTCGAATGACAAGAGGATCATGAGATCCAACTCCTGAAACACGAGGATCAATAGTTAATTCTTGCTTATCGTCAACCGTCATTTTAAGCGATGTGTCGGGTGTGGTGGTGGTAGCTAACTGCGAAATGGGAGTAGGCCTAAAAGGCTCTGGATTTTTCGTGTTAGCAGGTCTACTATATCCCATGATCTTGGCAGCTCCAGCTACCGCACCAGCAATCTTGCTCGTCGCCATTGCGTAAGGTGCAATAGGAGCATAACCAGCCGCAATGCCAGCATACTTAGCAATAGTGGTGGCAGGCCCCGAAATCATACCTTTGGTATTGGCTTCATCGATTTCCTGACCTGATTGAGGAATCAACGTATTGGAATCAACGGATGTAGGAATGGCCAATTGCACATTTTCCGCCCAAATGAAAAAGGAGACTGTAACTTTATCATCAGCTCCGTTTGCATGCTTCAACGGATTCAAAGTTCGAAAGAGCACCAATCCAGCATCTGGTATCCCCAAATCACCTCCCCAATTTGATCGCGTAATGTCAAAATAATTCTCATGCCAAAAGAACGGAATCTTCATTTCACCCCCAGTTGACGTGGTGGGGTCGACAAAAATATGAGGCAATTGAGAAGTTTGCGTCAAATCAACAGGATCCAATGCTGTGTGGGTGGAAAGCTGATCATAACCCGATAAAGGCCAATAAGCTACCAAGGCACGACCATATTGAAAACCATTTCCATTCACCACAACTTTCATTCTCAAATCGCATCTTAAAAGCTTAAAATTGGCCAACCTATTTTGTACACGTTTGTTGGTCAAAAATTGCCTCCAAGGATTAAATTGAGCAGACAAAATTCCGTTAGTGTTCCATTGCGATTCAAACACCTTGACAGGTCGAGAGAAAAAGTCGGCTAATGGAACATCATCCTTATCTTGCAACTTACGAGTTGGATCAACAAAAGACTCAATGTCATTTTGATGCCCAGCATATTGATCACGAAAACGCATCGTTTGATGCGTCACGTTGTCAGGAGAAGCATTTATATTGGTATCAGCAGTAATACCGGACTGGATCTTAAAAATGGGCACATACTCCTCATATCCACATTCAATCTCAGCAACGGGAAATTCTTGCATAGGCATATCCAATAATTGCTTCTCGTAACGAGCAAAACTCTTTTCAATAACCACAATCATAGGATCAACATCATTAATCCATGTAAATGTGGACAACACATCCGTGTCGATTTTGTGATCGTCCCGATCACCGGTTTGTTTTTGTTTTGTTATATACTCATTTGTATTTTTGTTGGTCAAATTATTTAACCCATCACCTTTATCAACCATCAAGGGTGGGGTGTGACTTTAAACAGCTCTTTGCTGCTCATAAAATCTCGCATCAAGCCTACAAAGCTAGTTAGTCAAACTAGAGATTGTGGTATCCAATAACACGAGACAATTTTGCTCACCATCAGATTTGAAACTGGGGGATTAATTTAACGCCATTCCACAGGCGGGTTTTACTAAAACCCATACGCTCTCAATCGAGCAGCATTTTCGTACTCCCGTACATCACGCCACATTGAAAAAGGTAATCTTATATCTTCCCAATATCCATCGTGCCCAGACATAGTCACTGGCTCATATCCTTGGGGAGACAACAAAACACCAGCATAAGATATTGAGGGATTCAACACGGCCGCTGCATAACACAATCTACGCAACTGCTTGCGTCCTTTACTTCTAGCAGACGCCAAAACGGAATCCTTTATTTCCAAAAACAACATATGATGAATCCCCATGTGTGTAGACATGAAAATTAGGTCAACTTCACCAACCATATTGTGTATAATTGGGGTGTCCATAGCAACAGCTGTCAATGGTATCTCAGAAAATGCCTGCACGTACAGGGGCCGCACAGAAACCTCTTCTTCATCACCGGAATGGGGATCATACCTTTCGTGCCATAAATCTACTTTATCTTGATACGTAACATGCAATTGTGTGCATAAATTGGTAAGCTTGGCCAATCTTGCGACATCCTTCATTTCATCACGACGTTTCTCATAAACTGCTTGCCCATGATTAAACCATTCCATAAGTGCTGTATCAATATTCAATGCGCATGCTTCCACCTCAGACAAAGGTGAATTCTTCTCACGCAAAAAACAATGCAGCATCTTGAAGCACGAATCTTCCGATAGTGCTCCCACCTCGCAATCCAATGCTGGGTGATAAACCGTTTTGCGTTTCAAGAATTCCAGGTCATCCACGGAAATGAAATCAACCATCTCACTCTCTTTATCGGGCATCGTGTAAACTTGTCCATACTTGGCCAAAACTTCAGAACATCTCTTGATATTGAAATCCGAATAACGTTCGTCCACTGAACCAGCATTATCGTCCCCATACGTTATCAACGCACAGGCCTCACGAAAATCATGCGCGTCTGGATAAATGGTGTAAAAACAACAGCGCATGTTCAAACTATTGCAAATACTGTTCAAGACGGCCGTCAAAGGATTTCCACTAATATGTCCACCACTCGTCAAACCAATCAAATTGCCGTCGAATGCAATCACTGAATACACCAAATCACCAGCCATAGCCTTCATTGCGCGAATGTCATCCTCCGTGTAACGAGGACATCTACTAGCGCAATCAATCAAAATGCGCAAGCCAGCCAACAATACTTGAGAAGGCAATTTCTGATCAAACTTGCTATAATCTCCAGCCAAAAATTTATCTTGGTTTTTGGATCGCAAGTACTTCATCATCTGATCCCACTCTGGCCCGTGGGAATTTATCCCGACAGCACACTCTGATTTCAATGGGTTCATCATCAACACTCGAACAAGTGGGAGAAAGTACCTCCTCACCAGAAATGTTAGCGCTATAGAATTGCCATAAAAAATACGACATTTCTCCTTGGACAATATCTCATCTTTCTTGCATGCTTTGGCAACCGCATACGCTCTCTCACCGCGCAAGTATGCTGCCTCACAACGCTCAATTTCAGCATTGATGTCTTCAGTAAACTTTCTGTCTAACAATCCATTGGAATCAAACACATCAACGTCCAACATGTGCTCACTCTTCGGTCCAGACAAAGGAAAGCCAATTGATGTCCCTATCTTGATTGCATCAAGAAATTTTACCCCTGGAACACCATTTATATTCTCCTTATCATTCATGGGTGAAGCACCATTCCACAATTGGCTATTAAACAACGCTATAATAGGCCTTTTATAATCCTCAACTGCACGGGATATCAATTCGTGCGGAAAAGGTTCCCCTGGCTCAGATAAATTGGCTAAGCATGTCTGCCAACCAAACCAATCAGGATTCATCTTGGGAGGCCCCCATTTGTTAGGGACTCCACAAACGTCTGTCACCAAATGGCTAATTGGCGTCACTTTAACACGTGAAACTGCTTTAGTTTTCCCTGGACAGGAACCATAATACTCAATCTGTGATCCCTCGGGCATATACTTAATGGGATTCTTTTTGTGAATTTCATCAGTTCCAATGATGCTTACCCCAAGAACCTGTGCGGGAAAGCTTTCGGCAGCACCCGACAAGAGTACTGCCGACATTTTATCCAATTGCTCAATGGCAGTCAGCAATTCCTGTCTCACGAAGGATCCATAACAGCCTTTTGGAGTCCCTGCATGTCCCCCAAGATGCAAACCCGTTATTGCACCATGGGATCCGCGGGAAATCAGCACAGCACCACAAAGACCGGCAAACGTGTTGTCGCTTAATGTGTCGTACACTCCCCCTTGAAAAGAGACCACTGTTTGAACCCTTTTTGGTTGTGCTTTGCCTTCCATGGTCTTGACACTTCCATCTTTAAGACGATAAATCATCTCAAAATTGTGTGATGGAAAATGATCTAAAGGAAAGTAATCAACTATGTCCTTAAAAGATCCTCCATTTGGTGAATAGCACACACGCATGTCCGTCCCAGGAATCAATACCGAAGATTTAATATGCAACTGTGTAGTAAATTTTCCACCACATCGATCAGGATTCTCTTTACGGAAGATAACTCGAAGTTCTTCCTGTCCATCGAAATAATGATTGGGAACCAACACCACGTTAGATCGAAGAAACAATCCATTGACCATAAGTTTCTTATCGCCCGATTCAACAGTTCCATAGACCAAATTTTTCTCAATTATATCCCTCAAATGTGATTGACAACTTAAGAAGGACTTATGAGTTAAAGGCAACTTGCGCACCGCGACTTGAGACCACACATTATCTTCCTTATCTCGCTGAGCTATTTCTTCCAAGCTCTTAGGTTCTAGAGATCCTTGAGGCTCAAGAGTTCTCCATCGCCTGTACAACTTGGCCAAAGTATACGCCACTCCCATAATGGCTGATGCTTTTAAGGCACGAGCTAAATGCTTGTCACGAACATCCTGAAGCATTGGGTGCAATGTGTTTCTCTCAGCCAATTCTGCGACATAGCTTTCCTTCACTATCTTGACCATGTGTGATTGCCTAATCGCACACAAACCAACGCCAATTCCAAAAGCGCCCAAAGTTACGCACTTGTTGACCTTGTTGATACTTCGGGATAAAAGTCCAAAAGCTCCTAAGGCCGACCATTGAAAGACAGTCTTTTTGACGTAAGTATCACGCAATTTGCGGGCTTCGCAAAGCATGAAAACTTTTTGCAAATGGCAATTGTATACCCAATTTGTGGGTATAATAGTGATCCAATCAAAACGTCGCACAAACGCTCTAGCAGCAAATAAAATTCCCGCGGAAACAGTTGTTTCCAAAAATTCTGCCGAGCGTTGGGCATCTCCAACTACCTTATCACAAATCAAATTTCTTGCTTGATGACACACACTCTTAACACGCCTTCCAAGCGTGTAATTTTTCTCTTCATTGCTGTGACTATCAAAGCTGTGCTCATCGTTCAAAATCATGTGGCTACCATCAGTACCATCTCTCCTGATATCAAAAGTATATTTGCCCATACAATTGTGCTTAAGGCAATAGCTCTTAATTTGAACGCATCCATCCACGCCGCACAGCTCAATATCACTAGATCGCGCATCCTGCAAACTAACAAGTTCAAATTGCTCTCTTCGATGCTTGTGAAACATTTCAATGCAATAATTCACAGCCGTACACATGTTAACGCGCTCCATCTTAATTCCATTCCACTCAATGACTCGATATGAAGCTCCAGTCTTGAGATTAGCAGGGGGAACAGCAACAGACAATGTCAGCTCCCAAACATCATCAAAAGGGGGAGGGACAAATTGTCCATCAATTGTGTATTTCTCCAACACCTTATTGGAATCAAGTCCCAGGCATATTCCATCCTTCACACGCTGAAATTCCGTCTTTGCAAAAACGTCTATAACAACATGCATGCGCCTCTGAATCGAATAAGGGCAATTAGAATACAATCTGGCATCCAAATCTTTGACATTCGTCGTGACCGTGACCAACTCAGGTTCAAGCCACGTTTTTTCCTTGCGTGCCAAATCAGCCATTGGGGCAACACATGGTGCATTATCACAAATCTTTTGAATGGCATCACAAGGAGAAACTTCAACGAAATCGGACCTAACATTTCCGTGGTCGTTGATGATGAAATGATTTATATCTGAACGTGCTCCATCCCAATGTTTCTTGGATGAATCAAACATAAATTTCTTCCCCTTGGAATTGTCAATGCCAGCAGATGCAAACAATGCGGCAGTCACTTGCTCAGCGCAAAATGTCTTACCTTGGCTACTAGGCCCAAAGAACTCTATGGCAAATGGGGCTCGCCTATAGCCAGCAGCCATTTTGGAAATAGAGTGATCATTGATGATCGAAAGGATATTCGTAAATTTCCTTTCCACCACTTGTTTATCCAAGCCTCGTAATGTAGGTATAACCCTACGCAATTTGGTTGCCATATTCTCAAGACGCGACACAAATTCAGCATCAGTCACGCCGTGCATGCCAAGCAAATTTCCATTGCGTGCGAGATCCCAAAAACGAACCAACTCATGATACTCCATGTCCAAATTTGAAGCATCTGTATTGCCAATCAGGAAGGGAGTGAAACTCCTGGTTTTCCAAGCTGCGTAACATGACTCAACCCAAAAAACAACTGTATCGCAACACGCGGAGATTATGTCCTGTGCATCTCCATGTATGACTCGCAAATCTGGTTCAATGAGTTTGTAACCTTTAATATCAAATGTAACATTGTCAGCATTGCATAAACCAAACGTGACTAACAAGCCAAATATCTTAGAAAATTGTCCAAACAACCTATTGCCTTTGCATAAGGTCCAATTCTCTTTGATGTCTTTGATAAATTGAATCCATTCATTTTTACTCGCATCAGTCTTGCTTGAAGAATTCTCTGCGCCAGATTGGGAGAAAAAGTCATTTTCAAGTGCATCGCGGATGTAACCTATAATACAACCACTCATTGATTTAGGAAACTTCTCGCGTACATACAAAAACAATCCAGCTGACATGGTCATGTAATCTTTTGATCCTGATAACACGACCAAGAGGGCTGTCAAGCCCTCAACCTCTCTAATAATTTCATCAGTGAGGTCTATTCCTCCAAGCGCTGCAATGCGACTCAGAGATGGAGTAAAATAGTTGCGCAATTCTACTCCCAAATGTGGCTTCATTTTCTTTTCAATATTTTTACTGCCACGTTTGTAGAGAACTTTGTCTCTACTTTTCTGTTTTTTGCGAGATTCAACACCTCGCTTAAAGGATTCTCTTCGAAATTCCTTGTCTTGGATCTCATAAAAATCCATTTGCTCGCTGAACGAGCTGGACTCAATCTTTTTCAAATCGAAATCCATTATGCCAATATTACCACCTAAAACTCGTTTTAATCTTATTGTAACTTTTATTTCATGAAGGGTGGTTTTCTTGATATTTGATGAACGGGAATCTTGGTTAACCCTATTCAACATAAAGCTTCATATAGCTTTCTACGAGCGTTAAAACCAACTAGATCAGAATTTCGGATTTACCCATACGGAACCGGTCTACACTAGCTAATAATAACGAATCTTGCCAAAATTTTCTCAACACCCTGACATGGTGAACTATTTCCATTCGGATTAATGAGGAATTGGCGAAACCTCAATTAACGGTCTTCACAACCTATAGTCACCAATCGGTAGCGATACTAATAATGGTTCAATAGAACCTCGTATAGTTCTACATCCACTCAATGTGAACCAATGTGGATACACCACAGGGGAATTTAAATCCCCGATAATCATAAAAATCAAACATTATCGTAATAAGTCCATATACGGAAAATGTAATTTACGATTATCAATCAACAGTTTGGACTACAACGGAAGATATCCCAACCTTTACAAAGATATCTTCAAATGGGCACAATTTTCAAATTGATAAACCAACGATGTGCTATTCCGCTGGTGTCATTTGTTGATCAGACAGATCAAACCCAATGACAGGGCAAAAACTAGTTTAAACAAGTTTAGATTGTTTGAGGTAGTATT